CGCAGGTTTATAGCGCGGCAACTAAACTCGACCAGGCCATGATGGTATTTGCAGAAAGCGTGAGGGTTTGCCAAAATGTCGACTGGCTTGCAGAATCGTTAACCGTTAACAACAGTGTAAACAATAGGCGCATACTTTACGGGCAATCGGTGTACAAGCCCCTAGAGTGGAACCCAAGTAAACAGGACGGACTCAATACGCACTTTGCAGTTATTGACGAATACCACGCGCACCCTAATGACGAACTTTATAACGTATTGCGCAACTCAATGGGGGCAAGGAGGCAACCGTTGTTATTTACAATTACGACGGCGGGCTTTAATCGTGAGTCGCCGTGTTATAAACATCGCAATTACTGCGCGTCTGTTTTATCTGGGGCGATTGTAGACGATGCTTTGTTCAGCGTCATTTACACGCTAGACGAAGGCGACGATTGGACAGATTCGGCAAACTGGGCCAAGGCCAATCCAAATTGGGGGGTTTCGGTTTATCCGCGCCAGTTAGAGCAGGCGCTAACCGAGGCTAAGGAATTTGTACACAAAGAAGTTGAATTTAAAACCAAGTTATTAAACGTATGGACCGACACGGCCATGACTTGGATTAATGACAGTACTTGGATGGAATGCGCCGAGTTACAAAAACTAGACGGGATTTGCTACGGCGGATTGGATTTGGCAAGCACTGGAGACTTTTGCGCGTTTACTTTATATTGGCCCGAATACTCAGCAATTAGGACTTGGTATTTTTTGCCAAGCGAGGCAGCCTATAAACGAAAGGATGCGGCAGGGGCTTCAATTAGGCAATGGATTGCGGACGGTGTAATTACTGCAACCGATGGCAACGTAACGGACTATAATTTTATTAAGGCCCAAATATTAGATTTGGCTTTAGAGTTTGAAATTAAAGATATTGCTTACGACCGATTCAACGCTAGCCAGTTGGTAATTGATTTACAAAACGAGGGCTTGCAAATGTTTCCCTTTGGACAGGGCTTTATTTCAATGAGCAGCCCGACGAAGGAACTCGAGCGACTAGTAAAAGACGGCAGACTTAAACACGATGGCAACCCAGTTACGCGTTGGATGATGGGTAACGTATTACTAGCGAATGATCCTGCGGGCAATATTAAGATTAACAAAGCAAAGAGCGGGGATAAGGTCGATGGGCCTGTATCTATTGTAATGGCATTGGGCACGGCTATGCAAGACGCTGCCAAAGAAAAAGAAACAGACTTCTGGTTTATATCGCTATGAGATTCGTTGACGACTTTATGAATAAGTATTATTTTAACCTCCCGAAATATCGGACTTATGAGGATGCCTACAACGCAACGGAAGCGGAGTACCTGGAAAGGTACGGCGTGCCACGCTATAAAAACTACGACGTATTTCGCTCGGCTCTTTGCAGGTGGCTAGCCCAGGGGCGGAATAAATAAGATTTGTTAACACGGCAGAATTTAAGGAGTTGTAATTTGCACCGATGAATCTACGATTTTGGGAACGGAAAACAGAAAAGCGGTCAATGCTAACGCAGCCCGCGGACTGGTTCGTTAACACTTTAAACAATATTTTTGGCTACCAAACCAAAAGCGGCCAAGCCGTAAATAATACAACGGCGCTAAGCATTGCATCCGTGCACGCTTGCGTTAGAGTAATTGCGGACGGAATCGCGGGGCTAGGTTTGAAGTTGTATAAAGATGATGGCCAAAGCAGGGACCAAATTATAATCCACTACGCCACAGCTTTAACTAACGAGCCAAATCCCTATCAAACTAAATACGATTTTACCAAGTATATGACGAGCCACTTGGCGCTAACTGGTAACGCTTACGCTTTTATTAATCGCGACGTGCGAAACATCGGCATAGAATTGCACCCAATCGCGCCGCAGTATGTAACGCCAGTAATGCAGGATGGCCTTTTGTTTTACAAGGTTACACTTGCAGGATACCCGGGCATGATCCCTGCAACGGAAATGCTACATTTCAAAGGAATGTGTGGCGATAATCCTTTGGTAGGTTTAAGCCCTGTAGTATTGCACGCCGAAACTTTAGGTATTGACTTGGCCGCAATCAGCCAGAGCGCAGGCGTTTATAAAAATGGAGTATTGAAATTTTTGTTAACGTCAGACGCACAGATAAAAATAGATCAAGCAGGGCCGTTAAAGAAATCTTTGGATGACGTAATCGACGGGGCAAGCCGTAGCGCTGTGCTTCCTAACGGCATCAAGATGGAAAAATTAAGCCTAAGCCCAGAGGAAGCACAGTACTTGGAGACTCGTAAATTTAGCAGCGAGGAAATTGCACGAATCTTTGGAGTGCCTGCTTCTATGATAGGCGCAACCGCAGGGATTAAATCAAGCGTTGAACAGGAATATCAAGATTTTTATGCGCGCACTTTAATGAGCTACGCTATAAACATTGAGCAGGAACTAGCCCGCAAGCTGTTAACAGAAAACGACAAGCTGACATATTACTTTAAATTTAACTTTAATTCGCTGTTGAGAGCTAGCGCCAACGAGCGAGCAGACTATTATAATAAAGGCATCCGCGGCGGCTGGCTTTCTAGAAACGAGGCGCGGGTTTATGAGGATGTTAACGCTTTTGATGGTGGCGACGAGTATTTAATTGAAGCCAACTTAATGCCATCAAGTCAAATCAAAGAGTATATGGATGCCAAGATTGCAAACCTTATGGCAACCGCAGATAAAAACAATAACCCAGACGGCGTAAATAACCAAACAATAAATTAAAATGAAACAAGAGAGGCGCACATTTACGGGCACCGTCCACACCAGAGCAGACGGCGAAGGCATGCCAAAAGAAATTGGTGGCATCGCTGCCGTTATTAATTCAGTTACTGACCTTGGATACTTTGAAGAGGTTATTATGGCCGGGGCGTTTGACAATGCTTTAAGTAAAGATTACGATATCCGTTGTTTATTTAACCATGAAGCCGATTTAATTTTGGGCCGCACAAAGGCAGACACTTGCAAAGTATTTGTAAATGGCGACGGTAATTTAGAATATACTTGGGTTCCAGATTACGAGAATCCAACGCATATGAGCGTCGTGCGTTCTATTATGCGCGGAGACATTACGCAAAGCTCATTTGCTTTTACAATTAAAGAGCAGACTTGGAGCGAAAGCGAAAAGTACGGAACTATGGGCAAGCGTAAAATAACAATGATTGAGGACCTTTACGATGTTAGCCCCGTTACTTATCCTGCTTATGAGGATACAGAGGCAGACGCTCGTAGCATTGCAGCAATAAGAGACCAAGAGCTAGAGATTGAAGCCGCAAAACAAAGCCAAGTCAGCGCGGATATTTTAAAACTTGCTTTAGCCAGATACACAAACTATTAAAAAAAACAAAAATCATGAATAAAATTAAAGCCCTAAAAGAAGAGCGTGGACGTTTGCTAGGCGAATTGTCTACCCTACAATCTACCATCGAGCGTGAAGCGCGTTCAATGGCAGACACAGAAACTAACCGCTTAAGCGAAATCGAAGCTCGTTTGGGCGCGATCAAAGCAGAAGTTGAAACCCTAGAGAAATTGCAAAACCTTGCAGCTCAAGCCGCAGGCCACAGCGCAAGCCGTAGCGAGGAAAAAGAAAAGTCAAACATGGCTAAAGATTACAGCTTCAAACGCGCAATGGAAATGGCTATTACTGGCCGTCGTGAAGGCGTAGAGGGCGAATTTTCTGCAATGGGTGGCAATGAGTTCCAACGCTCAGGTGTTAGCGTTTCTGCTCACTCTATTAAAATCCCTTCTGAAGTATTCACTCGTGACATGACTGCCACAGGTGGAAGCTCAGGCTCTGAAGGTGGAGTAAATATCCAAACTTCTGTTGGTTCTATCATTGACGTTTTGTTGCCTCGCACAGTATTAGCAGGTTTGGGCGTTCAGCGTTTGAGCGGCCTTGTTGGAAACTTGGATTTACCAACAGCATCAACTTTGCCAAGTGCAGGTTGGAATACTGAGAACGGCACCGCTACTGAAAAGAGCCCTGCTTTCTCTAAAATCACTTTCAGCCCTAAGCGTTTGGCTGCTTACATCCAAGTTTCTAACCAGTTGATGTTGCAATCTAGCAACTCTATCGACGGATACGTAAGAAATTGGTTGCTTAATGCAATGGCACAATCTTTGGAAACTGCTGCTATCAAAGGCGGTGGTTCTAACGAGCCTACTGGTATTATCGGTAACGCTAACGTTAACGTAACTTTCGCAGGTGGCGCAACTTCTAACTCTACCAACGCTAACGGTATCGCTCCAGTTTGGGCCGATGTTGTTAACTTGATGAAAGCGGTTGAGAACGCTAACGGAAACGGTGTTGCTTATTTGACTAACCCATTGGTTAAAGCTAAATTGCAAACTACCGCCCGCCAATCTTCAGGTGTTGAAGGTAACTTTATTTGGCCTTCTGGTGGTACTGATTTGAACGGTTACAATGTTCAAACAACTACCTTGGTGCCTAGCAACTTGAGCAAAGGTTCTAGCTCTACTTTGTCTGCAATGATCTTCGGAGACTTCAGCAAAATGGCTATTGCAAACTGGGGCGGAATGGAGTTGACAGTTGACCCGTATAGCGGAGCTACTGCTGGCTTGACCAACGTAGTACTTAACGCTTATTTGGATTGCAACTTGTTGAACCCTGCAGCCTTCGCGGTTTGTAAGGACATCGTTGCCTAATCACTAGCCCGCTCGGGGGCGTAAAAGTCCGAGTGCTGCGGGGGGTCTTGACTGCACCCCCCACGGGCCAAATGTTAGTAAAATTTTTGATCAATCCAACAGGAATATTTAACCTAAGTTACAACTTGGGCGAAGTGGTAGACATTGAAACAAAGCAAGCCGAGTTATTACTTGAGGCTGGGGCTGTTGAAGTTGTAGCTGCACCTAAGACCAAAAAGAAACCGACTAACCCAGAGACCGAATTAGACGCCGAATAATGTTTAAATCTAGAAGATACACAGCCTTTGCAAATGTAGCGACAGACTACTTGAGTTTAGCCGATGCTAAGCAGCATTTGCGCGTTACAGCTTCCGACGATGACAGTTATATTTCGGGTTTAATCAGTATGGCCGTTGACGCCTGCAGCAATTACTTGGGATACTCTATAAAGAAGGGAACGGCTAAATATGGCTTTGATAGCTTTACGGGCTCGCCTGCGCTAATCAATCCCGTTAACGGCCTCAATATACCTTCTGGCAATTATCTGCGCGTAAATAGCCGCTTGTTGGCTGTTAACTCTGTTTCTTACGTTAACTCTAGCCAAGCGGTAACGGCATTTGCTGGCAGCGATTGGATAGTAGCGCCTGACCCAATGGGCAACTACTCACGAAATATCTTTATCAATACCGCGCCCGACTCAATTACAGACGATACAATTAAATACATTATTGAAGTGAGCGAGGGATTTAACCCAGTTGGAACTAGTGCAGTTGACCCAGATACGATTTTTCCAATGGCAATTAAACACGCCGCTTTGTTATTAGTCGGTCAGTATTACGATAACAGGAATGCGATAGTAGTTGGAACCATCCAAAGCAAAATATCTTTAGGCTTTGAGTATCTTCTAGACCCTTACAAAATCCAAATAATACTATAATGCAGTCGGGATCTATGGACGTATTGGTAAGCCTGCAGAGTTATGCGGAAACCATCGACGCGAATACAGGTGAGAAATTGCAGACGTGGACCGAATACGCAACGGCTTGGGCTCAGCGCGTAGAACAGGAAAGCGGCAGCGAGCAAGTGAACGCGGACCGCCGCGAGCATAAGCAAATTGTTTACTATACCATCCGCTATAATTCAGCGGTAAGCGTTAAGCATAGAATCGTTGACGCGGGCCTTAATCATAACATTGTTAACATTGCGAACCTAGCAAGGAATTTATATTTGAAGTTGCAAACTGAATTAACAGAGTGAGCAAAAACGTTGAAAATATTGCCGAGGTTATAGATGCCTTAAAAGCGATGGGGGTCGAAATCGATAACCCCGAATTTCAGCGCATGCTCAAAGCTCAGGCATTACCAATAATTAGTAGTGCAAAGAACTTAGCGCCAAAGGAAGGCGGAGACTTGGCGGCATCCATCGGCTTTATTACTGGCAAGGATAAGGATAATAAAACAAAAGTGCTGATTGGATTGCGCAAAGAATATTACAATAATTACCTGGGCCCAATGTTTGAATTTGGTGTGCCAACAAATCGTATCCAATCAACAACGGGCAGAGACACAGGGATATTAGAACCCCGCCCTTTTATGCGCCCGGCATTAGATCAGAACGCGGGCAGAGTAACGGACGGAATTATAAACGGCGTGGATAAAATCCTAGCCAAATTAGCAAAAAAAAATAACTTAATATATAAATAATCATGGCAACTACTGGACCAGTAAACGGCACGCTCATAAGCATCTATAAAGATGTGAGCGGCACACTTAAAAAAATCGCTAACGCGACTTCACATTCATTCGACATTTCTAAAGACATGATCGACGTTACAAGTAAAGACAGCGCAGGCGCGAAGGAATTTATCGCGGGTGAGTATGGCTATACTTTGAACGTTGAAGCAATCTTTGAAGATGATTCAAGCGTTGGAGCTTCTCAGCAATCTTTTAAAGATTTGGCTACAGATTTATTGGCAGGTACTTTGTTGACTATTGTAATTTCTACAAACGTTACAGGTGACGAAAAATATACCGGATCCGCTTTCTTTAGCAGCTTGAGCTTGAGCGCACCAAACAACGACAAAGCAACTTGGACAGGCACCTTGCAGGGATCTGGCGCTTTGACTTTGGGTACTGTTGCTTAATAGTGTTATATTTGTGCCATGAGCACTACAATTAAACTAGGGGGTGCTGAGCATCCCCTTTTATTTAACATGAATAGCCTTCGTAATATTATGGAGGTTGCAGGCATGGAAACCTTTGCCGATTTAAACTTGCAAAAGGACTTGGCTAAGTCTATGGATTTTGCGCTGAGCTGCGCGTTTTACGGAATCTTGGAAGGCTACGAGGCCCAGGATAAAAAGACGCCTTACCCAACCGTGCAAAAGTTAGGCGCGGCGATTAACAAGTTTCAAGAAATTAGCCCAGCGTTAGAAGGTTTCACCGCAGCAATTACAGAATTTTTTGCACCTGTTGAAGAGTCAACGGGGGAGTAACTGCCAAGGGCGACAGCGCCCCGCTAACTTGGCGCAAGATTGAGCGCATAGCTTACGGAGAAATGATGCTAAGCGAGCAGGCTTTTTTAAAGTCTACGCCTCGCTTTTGGCGTTTGAAATTGGAAGGGATGCGCGAAGCTCAGCAACAACAGTATCGCAACCAATGGGAAATAACCCGCTGGGCTGTTGCTACGGGCATGGCCCCGCACTTAAAGAAACCTATTGAGCCCAAACGTCTGTTAACATTTCCGTGGGAGCAGTCCGATTACCTATCAATTCACGACGCATTAAAACTATATTCGCATGTCTTTGATAAGTTAACCCCAGACGCGAAAGCATGAGCGCCCCGATAAAAATAGTCTATTCAATTTTAAGCAATGCGGCGGGGGTTACTTCGTTAGTAGGCACGCGGATAAACCCCGTTAGAATCCCGCAAGAGTCAGCATTTCCCGCGATCAGTTACAACCTTGTTTCTATTGCAGCCAACCCAACTAACTCAGGGCACAGTCGCACAGAGTTTGCACGGGTTCAAGTTAATGTTTATGCTACAAGCTTTGCAGATGCTGTAGAACTTTCTGCGCAGGTGCGGGTTGCTTTTGATGACGCTGTAACGCCTGACACTTATAACGATTCTTACGTGCAAGTAATCGAATACGACGGCGAGAATCATACGGCCGACGATACGGCAGCCTTTGCAGGACTTTACCAAATTTCTCAGGACTATTTACTAAATTATATTTATAGTGCGCCTGTGGTTGAGTCTTTAATTTTGTTAGAATCTGGCGACTTTGTGCTTTTAGAAACTGGTGATAAAATTATAAGCTAATGGCTAAAAGTTTAAATATTGTAATTGGTGCAGACATTGAGAAACTGCGCGAAGGGTTTAACAAAGCCATTGCTATAGTACAAAAGAGCAGCAACCAAATGAGTGCCGAGGTTGCCAAGTCGGCGAAGTCGATGGAGGAACGTTTGGCGGCTATTGCTACGCGTAACCCAACGATGGGAAG